AAGTTCTGGGGAATGTCCAGGAGCTTAGATCCACCCATGCCCCTGTTAATCCTGTGGTGTGGCACCAGGTCATCCTCGCGCCCGCAATGCCAGCAGTAAGGGTCACGCCCTTGAACCTGTTTCAGAATCTTCTGCGGGATTGCCATGCCTACAGTCTACCTAAGTCACTTCCAGGCAGCCCCGCATCGGCGCGTACAAGCCGGAACAGCCTGCAAATAGTATGCGCTCGCATCCTGGAGCGTCGAATCTGTACGTACACACATCCATGTATATGTGTACAAAACGTTCCATGTATATATGGAAATCAGCATTTATATATTTCAGAAAATCAGAAATTCTGTGATTGTGAAACGCTTCGTCCTGGTGACAGAATCAGTTACCCAAGGGTAGCCCGATAAGGTTGCCTGATCTCCACTCCAAAGGGGCATTATCCTTCTCCACATCGAGGGCATCAAAATATGCGCTCCAGCTCCATGCTCACATTCTACCGTACTTGTAATGTATCTCCATAGCGGATACAAACCAAGTCAGCGCTCGCCGACTTTGCTCAAATGTCAGCGCTCGCCTACAGTGAGCCGTACCTAAACCTCTACACGTTTGGCCCATGTGTAAACCTAAGTTGGCTTTCAACAGCCCCGCATCGGCACGAACACGCGGATGTGGCTTGCAAATAGTATGCGCTGGCATCCTCGAGGGTCGAATCTGTGCGTACACACATCCATGTATATGTGTACAAAACGTTCCATGTATATATGGAAATCAGCTTCCGTGTATATACGGAAATTAGGTGTCAAAACTTTATCCTTGGTTACAGGATTCGTTACCCAAGGCTAACCCGATAACGTCACCTAATATCCGTACGGTCCCCTGTCACACCTGTTCAAAGGCGCGTCACCCTTCTCCACATCAAGGGCATCAAAATATGTGCCCTCAATGTTCTTCTCCAACTGCTCCATGAAACTCGAAGCGAAAGCCAACTGCTTCTCGACCTGATTATCCCCAGCAGCGAGCCCAGGGTTTTCATAATAGAACTCCCACACCGTATCGAAAGCCTCACGCTTCACCCGCAGATCCTGAGCCAGCAGGTGATAGCAGTGCGCCATCCCCGCCACGAACTGCTCATCATGATCCGTCACAGTTTCATCTCCGCCTGCAACAGCTTCGACATCGTGGCCTGAGCCATCAAAGCCGACTCAATGACCCGCAACTTCGTGCGAACCCTGTTCACCTGAGCCTTCGCAATATCCCTGTCAAACCGGATTTCTGCGCACGAAAGCTTAGCCGCTGCCTGCCGTTCAGCAACCGAGCCTGTACCTCCAAGGTACGCAGTAGCTTCCGCCTTATCGAGCGCATTCTCCAGTCCAGCCAAATTACTTTCAGCCTCATATAACGCCTCCACCCCTTTCTTGTTCTCCGCCGTCAATTCTGCCAACTCTTGCACGATCTCCGACACCATCACAAAGCATCACCAACCTTTCACAATAAACTGCCTGCCAAAACAGCACATCCCCGTGGGTGCGCTGCGCTTCAACGTAAGCCTCATGAACTTCCTTCAGGCTTGCCATCAGTACCGAGCTGTTCCGCACGGGTTTTCACTTTCGTTAGGACTGTCTGCGATGCACCAGCTTGTGATGCTTCAGCCCATAGTAACCGCAAAGCGTCCACGTCCGACAATTTCTCCGCCTCGACAACCCAATCACGTTTCACCTGCTGAGTGTCATGTCGCTGCACTTTCATCATCTCCTCAGCTGAGGGGCGCTTAGCACCTGTGAAGTCCCCACCAAGGTCAGCCAAGGCACGACCGATAGCGGAGGTGGCACAGTTCTCCACCATCGACACCTTGTTCACCGGGGACGTGTCCAAGCGTTCCTCAGCAAAGTCAACCGTCACAGGGCGCTCATCGTCACGATCCAAATAAACCTCTGCACGAATCACAACCTGCTCAGGACTGAAATGCACAACCTCTGTGTGCAGACGGCCCCCTTCGTAGCGCTCCCAGAACTTTTCAATACGTTCCGCCACAGTCGAATACTGTGCCAAATCAAACCTGGCCATAATTGTCCTCCAAATAGTTTTCGAGCAGCCCGTTCACGAACTCGCTTACCGATGTTCTCGACTCGTTAGCAGCGGAAAGAAGCAACCCATAATCGTCAGCCTCCAGCTCCACCGTCACCGTCACCTTAGTCATCCCATACCTCTTCCCATAAATCGTCAGCCACCTTGACCAACGAAGCAATCATTTCCTCGTCACGCTCAATCTCATGAATACGAGGCTCGAACCATTCCGGCACAAACAGGCCAGCACGTTCCCCACGTAACATCCACGCAAACACACACATCTTCGCACCCGTAACATGTAACTGCCATTGGACCTGCCTGCGGTACTGGATGGGGAGCTTCAACGGATCCCAATCCTTCCCCGTAGTTTTGATTTCACTTATCACCTCATGATTGAGGGATAACCCGTCAGGTGTGGCCAGGTAATGGTCCGACACGGCTGATGAAATGAGCCACTCGTTAGGCATAACCCCTGTGTGTTCCTTCACGAACATGCTAATAGGTGCCTCCCAGACACGACCAAACGCCATGTACGGGTTATCCTGCTCCACGAACTCTGCCCGGTAGTCCTGCACAGCCTGCTCGAACCCTCCAGGGCCGGACGCCGCCCGTGACACTTGTGTCGCCGTGACACCCTCCCTGCGAGCCTCCAACCAACCATCTTTACTGATTGCCTTAGAAGCAACAAACCTGCTGTGATGAATCATTTCCTTACACCTCCATACCTTCTCCGCCATGACGCTGTAGCAACATCCTGGGCGTGCTGAACAAGCTCTTCGGGGACACCGTCACATTCGACGTCAAGCTCTTTCCATGCCCGCTGCCACAAAGCACCATTGTCCGAATATGCTTCCTCCCAAGCAAAAAGGAAAGCTTTAGCAATCCTCATCACCCTTGCATCCGTAACGTTCTCCACCGTCAACCACCCCCGTTAGTATTACCGTATGAGTAACCACCGACAGACACAGTCCTACGCCGAGCTGTCTGAGGCCATCGAGCGGAATGGTGGTGTGGAGTGTGAGCAAATCCCTGACATATTCTTCCCGGAGGACTACCCAGACAAACACACACGGGACTACGCAATCCAGACAGCGAAGGCCGTCTGCGGTCGATGCCCTGTAAAGCTCCAATGTTTCGCCTACGCTTTAGAGGCGCGGGAACCCTATGGGATTTGGGCTGGGACTCTCCCATCGGAGCGTTAGCCTTCCAGTTCTATTGCTTCAAGGTTGTCGAGGGGACTAACCAAAGCGTTCAGGTCGCTCACCCTCACACGCAATAAACGCGGGCCAAGACGATATGCCTTTAGTGTCCCATCTTTAACCCAGTTCCTCACAGTGTTAAGGTGAACATCGAGCGCATCTGCCGCCTGTTTCAAATCCATCATCGGGGGTATTCACTTGTGTAGTTTGACTTGCTCATTATTTTCCCTTCCTAGTTATCTTCATGTTAATCGGATTGTTAGCCATCTTCCTCAATGTCCTCGAACTGGGTAAACACAGCCCAAGCGTTCAAATGTAACCGCAGCGCGTGAGCCTGAGTCCGAGTCAAAGACAAAGTGCCAGGCTCCTCCATCGCCCACACATCATCCCGCAACCGCACATTCACATCACGCCCATCAGGTATCAAATCCATCATGCTTGCACCCTTCCAGCTCAACCCTCACCGGTGACCGCAACCACTTCCTCACAGTCCCCACCGGCATATCAAACATGCTCGCAATCTCAGGCACTTCCACCCCGAGGTTATCCAAACGGATCGCCCGCAACTGGCAGCGGGCCAACACCTGTGAAGCATAAGTGACAGCAACATCAAGCTCATCACCCAAAGACCGCACCTCATACTGTGTCAGCGCAGAAAGTTTCTGTTCCTCAACCTCAGCAGACAGTTCTTCCATCAGCTCAGGTGTTATCTCATCCAATGTAATTTCCATTAGTCATTCCCTTTCAGTAGTTTCATCGAAGCCCAGGCAACCAAACCCAAGCCAATAAGCGAGGCACCATTGATAGGGGCCAGCGGGTCAATCATGCC